AAAGTGGTTTGCACCAAATTGTCAGCAGGAAAGCTTTCGTTATAGTTCATCACCGAGGCAGCAAATGCCATGGTGTCATAAGTAAAGTTGCCGCCGATCAGCTTGTAAATTTGGACAAACACTTCGTAGTTTTTGTCGTAACGGCTTTGCAGAATCACGTCCATGGCCTCGTCAAGACCAGTGGACTGGATGGTCGTACCATCAAGGTCACGCTGGAAGTAAGAGGTGATGGAAGCCTGGGCGCGAGTGGTGACAATGACGCTATCAGCAAAGCCGCCATTGCCAAGCAGGTAGTACTCCTGCTCGCCATCGTTAATGGCCACAGAGGCGTCAGTAACGCCTGCCAGGTAGTACATGGTCGGTGCCCCTGACACGGTGACGTTGCCGCCAGTGCTGGCCACGCGAGGGCGTGCGGCACCAGAGACGGTGCCCACATAGATGATGCTGTCTTGGCTCTTGATGAGCTGAGTGGGATGTTGGATGTAGGACATTGAAAGATTAACGAAGGGGCTTACTAAGTGTTGAGAACACTTCCTGCTCCAATGACTCTAAAGAATCCATGGACAGGAGTGCCTAAGAACTGGCGGTAATGTGCCACCATCTCAGTTGTTGGGAGTAGTTCAAAACGCCCCTCCTGTTCTTCAATAGTGGCTTGCGCCACTGACCCAGGGGGCACTCCCGAAAAAGCTAAAGGGCTGACAATTCTGCCTTTCATATAGATGGCGGTTTCATCAGCTCCTAACAGCCTTTCGTAACGCGGATCTTTTGACTGTTTCAAAGTCGCGTAATACACCCCACTCGTTGTTAATGCAACTAAATTTCCAGTGGAAGAATCAGTCGCGTAACCGCTCGTCACAGCAAAAACCAAAGTGGCATTTGCAAGTGGAGGAGCAGGGTTGGTCATACAACAAAGCCTACAGTCAATGCGTTAGATGCAGTTTCCGTGATGCGTTTAAACTCTTGGCCGTATAAGGTGGCATCAAGCCCTTGACCATACACCTTTCCATCTGTTGCACCAATTTGCACTCCCATTTGAGCAAGTTGAATGGCAATAATGTGAGCCGCAAGGAAGCGAACAGCGCGTTCAGTTTGATCTCCGAAAACACTTTCACCCACATCAGCACTAGCGCTTTCAATGGCTCCGTTTACAATTCCCAATGGATGGGGAGAGAATTCGGGAAAGCGCTCTAGAAAATTTGCAGTGGTAACAGCCATAATTAAGCCTTCCCAGTGCGAATAGTTTCTAGACGGCGATGAATGGCATTACGAACCCTGACGCGACCTTCAATCTTTTTCCAGTCGGTTAAATGCTCTTCATCATGCATAATTTCAATGATGCGAAGAGCTTCAGTGAGAGGATATTCAGAAAGCGTTTTGACACTTTGGGGAATGTCTTGAACTGTTGGCTGAGCCTTCAATTCTTCAATGGCACCAATGGCCATTAGCCGCTTTACTGTTCGATTCTGACGGGCTTGAGCCCATTTAGAATCTGGCACCTCTGCATTGACGCCAGGACTGAGCTGAATGATTCCAGTTTCAGTGATAATGCCAAACCCTCCTTCGCGAGGTGGATTTTCAAGTTCGGGGCGGTAAGCAATCAACATTATGTTCAAAAGAACTGTCAATCAGCTTAACGCCCGTTTCTTGGCCTAGCTTCAGGACTCTTGAACGTAAATGACGCTCTTGGGATAGTAGAGCGACACGCCACCAACGCGAGCATGAGCAGGAACAATAAATTCCAGACCACGCTGTTGAGGCGGGAACAGTTCAAGGGGTTGGGGGATGTGCAGTTGCACTTTCTGCGGATCCCGCTTGTACACCACCATACGGTTGGTGCTCAGACCACTCTTGTCGCCATCAAGCTGGTTGATGGGTTCAATGGAGGAAATGAAGGGGTTGGTACGCAGGAAGTACTCCAGCACCGTCACGTCCGAAGAATCGGAGTTGCGGGTGGTGCTGATAACACGGAAATCCTCATAAGCAATAAGGATGGTGTCAGGCTGCTCTTTCATCTGCGAGCCATTGACAATGGCAGTCACGCCATGGTTCAGCAGCTCCAGCATTTCTTGGGCAGTAGTGCCACTATCAGTAAACCACTTGTCAGCGGTAACAACGTCCACAGTGGGGTTGTTGAAGAAACCTTCAAGCTTCACGGAAGCTTCGCCAAACATGGCAATTTCTTCTACCTTCTCTTCGTAAGCACGGCGCACTGCAGAAGCGCGGCGTTGCTCAAGAGCAATGTTCGCCATTTGAGCAGCACGCAGTTCTTGCACGGTGTAGCCGAAGCTACCGCCAAAAGAACGAATGTTGATGCTCTTCTCAACTTGGCTGATGTCGGCACGGGGCAGATCGTCAGCAGCGTCAGAGATCAGGCGGAATTCACCAGTCGAATCCATGATCCGATAGGTGAAGGTTTGAGCGCCAGGACCAGCCTCAGCGGTCACAGGCAGAATGGTCGGGTATTTGATGTCAGCATAAGTGACTTCAAAAATTTGCGGGCGAATGTACTCAAGCTGACGCTCAAGAAACAGACCCGCTTCATCCATGCGAAATTCAGACATTGGTAAGCCTCCTATCAAGCGTCAGGGGTAAGAGTGAACGAAGGACCGTTCAGCTCAACAATCGCCAGGCCAGAGCCAGTGACAGAAGTGAGATAACGAGCATTCGACAGCGCGGCAGTCTTGCCAGAAAGCGCAGCAGAGCGGAATTGACCCGCATATTGCACGCCAGTAGCGGTGTGGATCACGCGCACTGCAGTGGCGGGGGTAACAGAACCATGAACGAACACGGCCACTGCGCCTTGATTAGCCACGTTCATGGCTTGAGCCACTTTCACGCCAGGGCGATCATTGGCGTCCTTGGCAGTTTCATCAACGTAGGTGAGCACGTTGACGCCGACCACAGGAGCAGTCGTGCCAGAAACAGTTTTAGCAGAATTGTCAACAGTGCCGCCGCTGGCAAAAGCCACGACATTACCGAAAGCAATTACATCGCCAGTTTCGTTGACATAGGTGCCAATGGTGTTGTCACGAATGTCAGAAAGTTGGCCTTCAAGCAAGGGATCAAGCTTCAGTTCGTAAGCTTGTTGCACGCCGCCTGCAACGCCAGCGGCTCCAGAAAAAGTTACAGCCATGTTCAGCGCTCCTTAGTAACGGAAAGGGGAGATTTCCAAGCATTTTGCAGCTTCTCCATATAAGTGGAAGGAGCGGCTACAGGCGCTGCAAGGGACGCAACAGCTTTACGCAGTTCGTCGGTTTGCACCGAATCATTGCGAGGGCCTGCTTCGGAAATGGTGTCAAAAACGGCCTGCACATAATCGTCAGAACGCTCAGACAGATCGATAGAGTCGCCACGCACAGCTTGAATGGCGGCTTCCATAATTTCACGAGCTTTTTTGCCAGTAAAATCAAAAGCGCTATCAAGGCTGATGCGAGCTTTATCGATCAAAGCAAGACGCTCTTCGACTAACGAGTCAACATTAAATTGACTAGCAGTTTCCAAGTCGGCTTTAACGGCTTCCAGCTCTTGAGCAAGAGCATCGGCACGACCCTCAGCGGAATCGCACTTGCCTTTCATTTCTTTTTCCATGGCATCCATTTCTTCCTTCATTTTGGAAGTTTCGGACATCATGTCATCGTACTTTTTCTTCATGTCCTCGTAGGACATCTTGGCGTCTTCCCGTTCTTTGGTGATTGCCAGAGCTACGCTCTCGGTCACCTCAAACTCGGCGCCATCAAAATTGACTTTTGCAGTCATAGACGGTTCCTCAATGGGAGTTATTAGAGAAGGATCAGCAGCATCTAGACGATCCAGATGAAGCTTCACTTGCGGGCCAGCGCGGCCCCTGCGCACAACAGCAATGTGATTTCCGTTGATTTCCTTTTGGATGCCATCGTAATTTTCACCACTGTCAGTTACGCCTGGTGTTGCATCATAATTGACGCGATAACCAGCACTGACTTCTTTTGCATCACCACGCATAATGCGTTCAATGGCATCTTTATCAGTGATTGTCATAACTGCACGGACAAAGCCGTCGTCATATACCACTTCGGTGCCAGAAAAACCAATTTGATAGTCCTTTGTATTGGCGCTATCTAAAAGGATGGGTGGATGCTCAAGAGTGATTGCTTTGCCCGCAAATGAGGCTAAGCTCTCAGGAGACGCCACTTCAGTCGCAGGACGATATTCACGACGAACTGAACCGTCAGCGTCAGTATACATTTGTACACCAGTACGCGCAATGGTAGCCCAAGCACGAAGATAACCCTCGGGGGTCATTTCGTACTTTTCAATCGGTGCAACGTCGTAACGAAAAGAAGTTTCGCTCATGCAATAAGGCTAACTAATGCGCAACAGTTTGCTATACTTATTGTTCCATAGACGAAACAAAAACAGGCACTATGCGCCATTTTATGACCAGCAAGGTGAATGCATTGCACATGCCCCACTTGCAAAGGAAGCTAATTATTGCGAAAAGAATGAAAGACGCCAGGCTCAATAGCGGCTTTTCTCAGCGGGACATTGCCAAAGAGCTACATATTGGAGCTGCCACTTATTGCAGGATGGAAAAGGCTGCCACTGAACCATCTGCAGTCCAACTGGCAACGCTTAGTGGCATCTATGGGGTGTCAGTGTTGTGGCTCTTGGGAATGCCTAATTTTGTCGTACACGCCGCTCAGTCTTCATCATCTTCGCCGCGAATTTTAAACTCATGAAAAAACATCACTACGTATATTATTCTTATGAGTCTTGGGGCAGGGGGTACATTGGCAAGAGGAGTTGTCACTGTCTGCCCGAACAGGATATTAAATATTTTGGCTCGTTTTCTGATAAAACTTTTAAGCCAGATAACAAAATAATTCTTGCAGTGTTTTCGTCAAGCAAGGAAGCCCTTGAGGCGGAGATTAGTTTGCATAATTTTTATAATGTTGCAGCCAATCCTTGCTTTGCAAACAGAGCCAAGCAATCTAGCAAATTTTTTAATACCGAAGGAGTGCCTAAAAGTGCAGAGCATAAGCAAAAAATACGGCTTTCAAATTTAGGACGAAAAAGAAGCGCTGAAGCGAAGCAGAATATGTCGGCAGCAAAGAAAGGAAATACATACGGTCGAGGCAACAAAGGCAGGCCTGGTAGCCGCGCAACTCTTGGTTTAAAATTTACAGATGAACAAAGAATTAGAAAAGCAATTTGCGGTCATAAACGAAAATACAAAATTGAAGTGACCAGTCCAAGCGGCATTTCAATGTGCCCATTAAACATGCGGCTGTTTTGTGAAGAGCATGGCATATTTGCAACCTCTATAAGAGCCGTGGCCAAAGGAAGAGGGAAAACCTGCAAGGGATGGACGGCCAAACTTTGCGAGCCCTTTTAGCCTTCGTCCTCGTCGTCGTCTTCGTGCTGAATTGATCTAATGGTTTCCTCAAGGCTTTCCATTACATATGCCTTTGCAATGGCTTCGGCCTCAAACACCAGCATTTTGGCGGGCTCAAAATACTCGTGCGGCTTGTCGTAACTGCTCTCAACAAAAATGTGAGTTTCCTCTAAGCGCCCATTTTTAAAATGTTGCTGCTCTGTAAGGCGCCACAACGAAGTGTCGCGATGCTCATGGGAAGAAAGAATTGACAAGGCTTTCATGATGCCAATGCCGTCTTCTTCTTCCTCTATGACGCGGACGTATTCGCTCATCAGTTTTTGGCGCTTTCCACCATTTTAATGATCTTGTTTGCCCACGCCCTACCAGCGCTTCCGCCCCATAGCAATCCTGCGATGTACCCTGCGTTATCTTCTCCGCCAGAAAGATTTTTAGCATGGCGAGAGAAGAATGCGGCCATACGCTTGATCATTGCGTAACTTATAGACTTGCCGCTGGCCAAAGTCGTAGCCCTGGCGACGCCGCTTCCAATGCCTTGCTTGCCAGCCTCTTGCGTGCTTAGACCGCCCTTCCCGTGCTTCTTGCGCAGTTCAAGGCCACGACGCGCTGCGGCGCGAACAGACGATGGAGGAGAAAATGATTTGTCGTCATCCCTCTCCTTTTCGTCGTCGCCACCAAGCTCTTTCATAAAAGCCATGTAGTAGTCTTCGCTCATGTCTTTTTTAGGCTTGCGAGACAGACCAGCAGTGGACAGCGCAATTGCCAGCGCTTGCTTAGCGCTAGTAACTTTTTCGCCGCTACCACTTGCAAGCTTGCCACTTTTAAATTCCTGCATTACAAGCCGCACTTTCGCTTGCTTTTCTTTGTTGCTCATGACAATGCACGCCTTTCAATAATTAACATTAAATCATCCCAGCGGCCATTAATGTTTCGCCTGTCAATTTTTTGCGTTTTATATTGCGTGCCTGTTTCTTTTTCAAGAGCATCAAGGGCGTTTTCGTCTTGAATATCCTCGATGACGGCAACGCCCCCTTTTTTTAATAAAGGCAAGTAAAGCCTTA